CCAGATCCCGGCTCGCTCTGGTAATTGCGGGCGATCACCGCCGCCTTCACTGACGACATACAGCAGCTTGATTGATTGCTGTGTTCCCCAGGAATAAACCTTTGACCAGACCAGCTTGGGCTCAAATACCACGCCGCCGCTGTAGCCGGTGTAAAACGTCCAGACGATGGGGACGGCTTCGCCCAGGTTGGCAAGCGATGCAACACTGTCAAAGCCGTAACGCGGGGCAAAGCGATCAGACCCTGTGCGGTTTGTTCCGGCTTTGTTGGTGATCTGCTCCGGTAGCTGCGGCTTTGGTGCCAGCAATGCACCGACCGCTGTTAGCGCTGCGCCGACCGCAAGCGAGATCAGAATCGGAACAATCGGTCCGTTTTGAACATCAGGGATATGGTCGTATTCCGCTGGGCGATACCCCGCGCGCTCAGCACAGGCATCAATAAACGCAAAGTATTCGTCGTCGCTTAATCCGAGCAGGTCGCGTAGCTCTGCCTCGAACGGTAAAAGCGTGCGCGTGACTTCACGAGATCCACAGCGCACCAGCTCACCCTCTCCGTTCCCGAGCTGATGTGCAGGATCCCGTCGCGCCATACCACTCCGAAGACCCAACCCTCTTGGTTGAAGACCACCACGTCACCAGTGTAGGCGGGTCCTTTGATGCGTTCTCCCCACCCCAGCAGGTCGCGCATCACATCAAAGGGACTGCCGTCGTACCAGCCTTGATCAAACGTGGGCGTCTCGATGCCCATTGCATCCAGCGCCACATAAACCAAGTGGATGCAGTCGATTTCACCGTTGCTGCCGTCAGCGCCCAATCTGAAGGACAGGCCAAGCAGGCTGTCTACGACACCCGCACGCTCGCACTCATAGGGATCGGGCCGACTAGCTCTTCGGTCAGATACCGCCAAGGCACATCTGTGGTGACTGCATCCAGCACGTTACTGAGCTGCAGGTTGACTGTTGTGTCATCAAAGCCGCCAGACGTGACCTGCCCCACATAGCGATAAACGACTGAGCCATTGGCTAGCTCTTCAACGGTGACGACCGCATTGGTCTCAACCAGCTCATCCATCCAACGCCGTGCCAGGGCATTGTTGGGGAAGGTCAGCGCTGCGGAGGTGTTATCGCCTGAGCGGTTAGCTGTGGTGCCGCTAAAGCCAAATGGCAGGAAGCTACCGCTGCCGATGTTGTAGTTCTGGTAAGTGCCGCCTGAAAAGCTGATGCGGTGACCAACGGTGAGTGTTGCCATTAGATGCCGATCCTCCGCCTGGCGCTAGGTGCGTGAGCTAAACGCTTCAGCGTCAAGTTGTAGCCATTCTGAGCACCCTTGTTGGCAGCTTCGCTCATGCCAACCTGGAACTGCTCTTCAGTGACGAAGCGCATCCCGTTGATGTCGGTGACGTTGTAGTTCACGTCTACTGGTGCCATAGGTTGCGCGGGCTGGCGGGACTGGCTCGGGTACGAATCCATCATGGAAGCGTGAGTCGCAGAACTGTTCTGGATGTAGCCGCCACCGCCGCTATTGAGGCTGAGGATTTCAGGACCGTTCTCACCCACTAGGTAGGTGCCGCCTGGTGAGACAGGGCCACCTGACGCAAACGCCATCCCCGCAGGCATGGAGCCGATCGGCACATCAAAGCCAGGCACGATGCTGCTGCCACCACCACCGCCAAAAGCGATGCCCAGTACCTTCATCACCAGCGCCTTGGCAATCATCTGAGTGGCCATGTCGATGAACGCCTTGCCAATGTTCTTGAACATCTGGCTGAAGGCTTGCTCAGCCGTCATCGTGCCATCAATCAAGCCGGTGATGGCATTGCTCATTGCGCTGCCGATCTCGCCTTCAATCGTGCCAGCAAGGCTGACAATCATCCCCTCGGTGTCGTTCAGCTCAGTCCTTAGCTTGTTGATGTGCTGCGCAATCTTGCTCTGGCTGGCCGATGCCACCTGCGTGTAGTTGTCAATCGCCGCAGCAGTGCCCTGGGCTGCTGCATTGACGGCCTCAAGCGCCGCAGCGTATTGCTCATTGGTGATGATGCCGGCCTCTAGCGCCTGCTTCAGCGCATCCTGTCGTTCCGTCAGCTGTTGACTGACCTGCAACTTCTGCAACTCACCCTCAATCACGGCAGGGTTGACGCCCTCCATCTCCAGGCGGTTTTTCAGCTGCAGCGCTTCGGTCTGCTTCACCAGCGAATCGGTCTCCCCCTTGAACGCATCAGTGCTCTGCTGGATGAAGGCAGCCATGTCCACTTGCTGGAACTGCTGCTGAGTCGCAAGCAACTGCTCTAGCTGCTGGTTCAAACCAGCCAGTTCCTCCTTCGCTGTCGCCACATCACCTTGAGCACCAACAACGGCGCCGCTGCTGCCGACTCCGCCACCACCGCCAATGCCAAGCAACTGCCGCACTCGTGCTGACAATGCCTGCTCCTGCCCAACAGGCACCTGAGCAGCGGGGACATCAAACGCCTGCCCGCTGTAGTGGTACGAATTGGGGGAGTGCCTGCCAACCGAGTTCACGCCCTTCAGCTCGGTGGTCTTGATGCCGTTGCGGTTCAGCAGTTCCGCCGCTGCACGCGCCTCTTGCGCTGTCTTGTAGGCAATGTGCTCGTGATAGTTGCCGCCGCCATGATCGGCGCGATAGCCAGAGCTGCGACGGTCGCCGGTCAAGTATTCAATCGGTTGACCGACACGACCGCCGCCGCCAGTCATCCCGGCAACGCCGACACCAGCCTGCGCTGCCTTCACGGCCTGCTGCTGTGCAGCAATCTGCATCTTCAGATCGTTGACACGCTTGCCAAAGTCTTCACTGCTCTTGATCAGCTGGTTGATCGCGTTGGCCTGGTCCCTGCCTGCACCCTGGAACCCATTCGCCCAGATGCCAGCCATCTTCTCCGCCAACTCAGCCTCAAGGTCGTAACGCTGCTTGATCAGCTCCTGCTGGTTCTTGAAAACCTGGTTGTCTAGCTCGATTCTGTTCTTGGCAAGCTCTCGGTCGATCTTCTCTTGCTCATCCTGCAGCTTCTTTTGCGACCCCTTCTTCTGCTTCTCTTCGTCAGCAAGCAGCTTGGGGAGTGCAGAGCTGCTTGCACTAGGAGTAGGCGCTGCCGAAATCCCGCCAGCCGCAGCGCGGCCGCCGCGGTTGGTGGCGTAGAGGCTTTCCTCTAGTGCCTTGCGGTAAGCGTTAACCTCTGCGTCAAACGGGTTCAAGGCCCTTGCGCCAAACCTGTTCCGCGTGCGCTGATCCGCTTCACTTCTCGCACGCCACTCGTCCTGCATCACCGTCGCATCATTCAGGCGGTTGATGATCTTGGTGACGCTATCCAGCATCCACTTGAACACCGGCTCAAAGAACTTGCCGATGTTTCGCGCCAAGTTCTCAAACGCATCCTGCAGCGTGCTGAGCTTGCCCGCCAGCGTGTCCGACTGGCTGATCGCACCGTTGGCATACTTCCCACCAGCGTCTGTCAGCCGCTTGACGGCAACCTCAACCGCCTCGGCACTGAACTGGCCTTTGCGTAGTGCCTCGCTGAACTCCTCCCCGCTCAGCCCATACATCCGCTTCAGTTCTTCCTGAAGCGCAACACCACGCTCTTGGAACTGCAGCAGCTCCTCGCCCTGCAACCGCCCTTTCGCCATCACCTGGCCGTAGGCAAGGCTTAGCTCACCAAGGTTGGCGCCAGTCGCACCAGCAATGTCACCCAAGCGCTTGGTGGTCTCGACCACCTTGTCCGCTTCAACGCCAAACGCCGTCAGCTTCTTGGCAGTCTCAATGACCTCCGTGCTGGTGAACGGGGTGACGTTCGCGTACTGCTGTAGCTGCTTGATAATTCCCTGGGCCTTTTGCAGGCTGCCGGTCAGCACCTGAATGCTGCGCGTCTGCGACTCAATCTCAGCCGCCTTCCCGAAGACGTACTTGGTCGCCTGAATCGCGGCGTAAGCAAGCGCCAGTTTGCCTAAGACAGCGCCCAGCTTGTTGAACGATCCACCCGCTGACTCTGCCTTGCTCTTTGTCCTATCAATCTCCTGCCCAGCCTGCCTCGCGCTGTCTTCAACGCCCTGAAATGGGTCAGCTCCCTTCAGTCTCGCCAGGTCACGCTCAAACTTGTTGATCTTGTTGACGGCGGCGTCCAGCTGCTGCGTCTGGCTCTTGAAGACAAGATCGACGGCAAACTGGGTGGCCAAGACCTAGTGGCAGTACTGGCATCAGTCTACCGACGCCGCCTCGCCTTCTCCATCGCCTTCCCGTCCTCCTCTCGCTGCACCATCAGGAACGCATGCCAGATCATCAGCTCCGCTTCGGTCATCACCTCACGGAGCTGCCCCAAGGTCATGTGAAGCTCCTTGGCAACGACCAGCTCAGCCAGCAGCCCGTTGTCCTTTCGCAGCTCCAGTGCTAGCACTTTTCATGTCCAGAGGCTCTGCATCCTCCTCCGGTTCTGCGTCTTGCACCAGCTGCAGCATCAGCGCCTCCACCACACTGGCAGGCAGTTCGTTACGCAGCTCAGCGACCTCGCCTGGGGCAAACAGCTTCTGGCCGTTCTCGTCCTGGGCAATCATCACCAGTAGCTGCAGTGCAAAGTCAGTAGCGCTGTCATTGCCAGCTTGCTTCTGCGCCCGTGCCCGCTGCGCCAGTGTGATCGGCGGAGAGAAGAACTCAAACTCAGACCCGTCAGGCAATGCCACCGTCTTGCGGGTGGCCTTCATCGACACCGCTGCCTTCAGCCGTTCAAGTGCTCGCATGTGCCGCCTTACTGTTGCGCCAGCTTAGCGCGGCTATGGGCACCAACAAGAAAGCCCCTCTTGCGAGGGGCTGGATGAACAATCCAAAGCCAGTCTGGCTCAGGTGAACAGCTTGGTGGGCTGACCCGACAGGCTGAAGTTCAGTGAAGCAGTTGTCACCTCCTCGGGAGAGACGCTGATGCTGAAGCCCAAGATCGAGATAGGGGCCTCGATGTACAAGCTGTTGGTCAGGTCGGGCTGCCCTGGCGTAGCACCTTCAACAGTGTTGATGTACAACCGCACCTCGGCGCCAGTCTGGTTCTTCCGCATGCTGTTGGACAGCAGGCGGTTGGCTAGGCTGGCCTGATCGGTGGTGAACTGCACTTCCATCGAGCCGCTGCCGCTGGCATAGCCAGCCTGCATGGTGCGGAACGATGCCATGGCGCTGTTGGCACCAACCCCACAGGGCAGTGTGGTGGTGTCGATCTCCTCGCGGCTCAGATCCAGAGAGAAGCTCTTGACCTGGCAGACTGCCGCGAACTCGGCGTAGTCGATCTTGATGTGGTTGGCCGCACCAGCGGTGTCAGCGGTGCCAGTGCCGCCATCACCATTCAGGGTGATCGCGGTGCCGCCCTTGGCGGCAGCCACACTGATCGTGGTTGCGGTTTTGGCAACCACGTAGTAGGTGGTACCAGCGGTCAGCGCTGTGTCGAGTTTGCCGGTGCCTTCTGCGGTGAAGACGACAGGGTCGTCGATGTGGAAGTCGTGCCCATGAGGCACCGTGATGACAGCGCCAGCAGGAAAGTCAGAATGGTCTTTCAAACAGAACTGTGTGGCAGCTGGTTGGAACCAGATGCTGCCATCGGCGCCCGTGAGCACCGTCTGTGAACATGCGATCGGCACAGGTGTACCTCAGATAGACGACAGGCGGGGGCGTGCTACCTGCGGGGGCTCAGGCTGACCTCAATCTACGCGAGCCGTGAAGGTGCAGCTCAACGCCGTCACCTGATATGGCCTCTCATCGGGTGCCAACCCATTCGGACCGTCAATATTGCGCGTGCGAAGGTGGACACCCCCTTGGTTGACCATTGCCTTGTTGCTCCCAATCCAAGCCTTCAGCACATGGGTCAGTGCATCTTCAGCTGGCTTCATCCCCTGTCCTCGCGGCGAATACAGCAGCACCGTGCAACCACCGATAACGGCCTCCGTGCCCTCGCAACCAATCGCCTCAAGCACGACCTGGGGAAACGACAGATTGATCACGGCATAGGTGCCTGATGGTGGGGTTTCCTGCGCGTTGTCGAAGCAGTGCTGCTCAAATGGCAGCCCGCCAGCAACCAGCGCATCGCTGGTCAACTTCTGCATCGCACCGCGTACCAACTGAAAGGTCATAGCTGGAATTGTCGTTTCACTGCCAGGCTTGCAGCACGCTGCAGCCGTGGGATCTCGACGGTGCGGAAATCCCGAAACCAGTTCGGGGACTTGTCCTTCAGCGGACTGACTCGACCCTCGATAGCCAACTTCTGCGCGTAGGGCAGGCTGTTGGTCAGGTGGTAGGTCTTGTCAGCATCGACTTTCAAGCTGGCGGCATCTGTCTGCGGACTGTTCGTGCCTTCTGGCGCTACTTCGCTGCTGGCACTGCCTTCAGAGGCAAACCAACTGCTGCGGAAGCGGCCTGTGTCGATCGGTGACACCGCCGCACTGCCCAGCTTCGCCTGGGTGCTGATTAGCGTCTCGGCCTGCACCGCATCAAGCGCCACCTTCAGGTAGCGCTGCAGTTTGGCGGCATCCTTGAAAACAGGCATCAGCTTGACCTCGCACGCAGTTTGCTGGCGATCAGGGTCTTGCTGCTATAGGTCGGTGTCACCTCGACCACCTTCCAGATCGTGCTGTCGTAACTCAGTGTGTCACCCGTCTTGGGCAGATTG